CCCCTCTACACTAAAACCGGTGACCTGTTTATTGACCACCCGTTCCCAAATGTCGGGGTTGTTTACCTTCATCGAAATGATCCAACTACCTTTGGGATAAGAAAACCCATATACGGTGGACTTATCACGTTCCGGGTCTTCCACGATCCAACTCTCCACGACTGTAAGTCCGTTGAGCGTGTCCAAATGCTCAATGGTGGCAGAATTGATCTTTCCGTCCAAGAAAAATTTCTCGGCTACCCTGCGGATAGTATCTTCGGAAAAGTAAACAAAAAATTCTTCGTCATCTTCCTTCCTATAAATTTGCTTATTAGGAATCAAAGCGGCACCCATTATGATGTGCTTCGCTTCATCGACGGTTGTAAATTGAACCAATTTTTCCATTTTCCCTTCCTTATGAAATGCAATGAAAGTTTCTTCGAAGGCGGGATTTTCGACCAGTGAAATTGCGGTAATGCCGGATTCTTGGTCATCGGTCATTTTCAGTTCATATATTTTCATGGCATAAATATTAAATTGATGCTTGTGCTTCTATTCTACGATCCAGTTCTTGTTGAGTGCTCATTTCAGTGCTGACCACATATGCTTTCATGGGCGGTGCGTTTGGATCAATAATTGCGGTCAGAGGGCCGGATACCGGAACCGATGCAACCGTCTCGGCAAATGAAACGGGAGAAGAACCTATTGCCCCGGTTGATGGCATGCCCACCTCACCACGCCCCGGTACTTTGGTTGAAACGATCTTACGAACTTGTTGCAACCCGGCGGCTATCGTGGTCGCCATTCCTATAAAATTCCACGGCGGGGGTGCGCCTGTTAATGCCTTTGCCGCCGCTTGCCATGTTGAAATTATTGCCTGTGCTATTGCCGCCGCCTTCCCCGCCACGCTTGATTCCCCGACTATGTCAATGAATGTAGCCAAACCTTCTTTTTGGATGGCATCTTTCGCCTTCGCTTCTTCCTCGGCAATTTTTTTCCTTTTTTCCGCTTCCTCTTTGTCGGTTTTGGTTTTATCCGCCTCAAATTTCTTTTTGGTCTGATCCGCTAACCAAAGATAATATTCTTCGATTTCCAATCGTTGCATCGCCTTGGTTTCTTCGGTCAATTTCGATTGGTCAATTGCCATCTGATCCAATTCCTTCTGTTGCTCAAGTTTTGCCAGTTCACGTTCAAGTTCGTTTTCGATCATGGCGATCTGCCGATCCTCAGATGCCTTGGCGAATTGTTGTTCCAGAGTATCTTGTTCCTTCATTATCGCTTGGCGGCGCCGTTGCAAACGGATAGAAACTGCGGCATTTTCTTCCTCTTTACGGGCAATTTCTGCCCTGAGTTGTGCAAGTTGATCCAAAGTTTCTGCCGAAGAATCGGAAAGTGCGGCAAGTGCTTCTTCGGCGGCAAGTCTGGCTCTCAACGCTTCGAGTTCACGGGCAAGTAAATTTTCCTCGGCGGCTTGAACTTGATCTATGGCGGCAAGGCGATTTTGGTATGTTTCATTGATATCTTCAATGACCAGCCTCTGTTGTGCAAGATCACGATTTTGCTCGGCACGTAAAACATTGAGTTCACGTTGAAGGTCTCGGATATCCTGCAATTGTGCGGTAAGCATGGCGGCCATACGGGCTTCTTCGGCGATCTCACGACCTATATTCTTGAATTCAGTCGCTATCGCCTTCAGACCATTTTTAATTTGTTCAGGGGTGAATCCGGTTCCTACCTGAACAAGTGCGGCACCGAATTCTTTGGCACCCGCTTTTACACCTTCCCAATCCAATTTGAATGCAGAGCCGATAATTTTACCAACCGCCCGAACCGTATCTATAAGACCTTGCAAACGGTTTATAAATTGGGCCTTGATGAATTCCCATAAATTCTTGATCGCCTCTTTTGGATCTTTAAATATTTTTACCAATGTTTCACCAACTTTCACCGCCACATCCCGAAGAACATCCATCACGGCACGGAAACCCGCCATGAATTGTTGCAATTTTTCACCGCCCTCTTTCGTGCTGGTAAATGCTTTGAATAGTAGTGCCAGTGCGCCTATGATTGCGGTTATCACCAACACCACCGGATTGGCGAGTAATGCCTTGAATGCTGCGGATAATCCCTGAACTGCCCCCTGCGCCCTACCAACCGGGCCGGGCAAAGCGCCCATGCTTTTGGTGGTTTCTTTCGTAGATGTGCCAGTATCCTCTAATGTTTCGTTCGCCTTATCAAGTTCCTGATCCAATTCCTGAGTGGATTCCCCCACCGCATCCATTTCCTTGGACAAAGCCTGAAGGTTTTCTATTGATTCCTTCGTTTGGACATCTACAATTTCTATCGTGACATTTTTAGGCACGTGCAGATATATTTGAAATTTTTGAACAATTCACGAAAATTAGATGGCAATTTTCTACACTGGACATCTTCGGGTCTTGCCGTGGAAAGTGACCGAATTATGGTCGGCAATGTTGCCAATATCAATAGATCATTAATCATAGTTCATTCTATGCATTGGTTACAGGACACGGGAGGATTGATCCTCCTGCATCCTCCTGCATTCGGCACGTATCCGTGTATATCCGTATCACTCATGCTGTGATCACCTAATTAATTGAGTATCAATCACTTGGAATGATGAAGTATGTAAATATTTACATCTGTCGCATACGTGGAATCTAAACAAAGTTCTGAAAAAAAATTGATATTTCTCACACTCCATACTTATTTCTTTCGTTGCCATAGATATATCCCATTTCCAGTATGTCCATTTCCTTTGTGAAAAATCTCAGCCGATCCATCCTGAAGGCACCGGAATAGTTGGTTCCTGACCACAATTCTCCGGTTCGTGGCGTATCATATCGGGCAATGCCATAAAAAGTTCCGGTGCTGATCGAAATGGTTGTCTGAAGAACGCCGTTCACGTAAATCTTCATCCCTGCATCGTCATCATAACCATCTCCGTCATATGTGATAGTCACCAATCGCCATTCAGTTCCCCATCCCGCTATACTGGCTCGGCGACCAACATAATTTGAAGAATCATCGTATATGATGAAATAAATATTCTCGGCGAATATCGTGACTTGGAATTCCAGATCAGATGGCAAAAATCCTTTGTTCAATAAAAATATTTCACTCAATGACGAAAATTCCACCCATGCCATGACCGTAAATGGAAATTCGTGGTTACGCATTGAATAATCCAAGCCGGGATAATACAGGTAATTCCCCGATGAACCATCGTTGTATATGATCCTTCTGCCAAGCAAGGTTTGGGTCACGAAACCATTATTAGTGACCGGGGTTTTATCCTGACGATCCACTATTTGGGAACCATTTGCACGAATATCCATTAATAATTCAGCCATAGGATAAGCGCCGATATATGCCTTGGTCATTTGGCATTTAGTTGAGGTAATCCGCCGGGTCAAGTAATTATTTATTTTTTGAATTCTCCAAAACTGTGGTGACCCTTCCATGTCTATCGCAATAATATCATTGAATTGAATTTCTGCAACCTCTGTCGGGGTCAATTTGAAATTGATATCCAGAATCCTATTTAAAGGATTGTAGAGTTCCTGAAAATATTTTTCCCAAAATAATTTGAATATGTTGTTCCTCGGAATCCCTGTGATAGTCCAAGTATTTGCGAATGGCGGGGAATATCCGAAATTGATATCCTTGGAAATGTATGTAACGTTGCCACCTATCAGTTGAAAATTCGCACACCTCGGCCACGTACTCATCAATGATGCGCCGCCGGATGAACCATAACGGATGAAATAATTTCCTGAAGTCCCTACCCCATTATAAAAAAACAATTGATAACCGGACGGCTTCTGCAATGATATTTCCGTGTAGGACTTCAGCCACTTGGCTATGAATATATCCGGGCGATCAATCAAATAATCGGTGGGATAGGGGGCAAATAATTTGGATTTCTGAACGAATTCTTCTGCGTTGCTTATATCAAGGTCACCCTGATACGTGCCATAATTAAAGCCATATTCGTCACGAAAGAATTTATTCAAATAATCTTCAGAATCCTTCCATTGCATATTGACATTCCGCTTTATCAATTCATTGGTGGGAGATATGACCGTTTCCTTGCTCTTATCCCAAATTTCTGACCAATTTTTTCTGACGCCTTCCTCATACCAATCTTCCAAAAATCTGAAGTAGAATTTATATTGATCCTCTTGATCCGGCACGATGATCATGTTGAAAGTTTCCTGTATTGCTTTCAGAAAATCCTTTTGTTTCAGATTGTTCATCATGAGGATTGGATTGTAATAGGCAGGAACAAGGTCGGTAGTCTGAACATATGCCAGATTCCAGAAATCTCCTGCCCCGGCGACAATTTTATTCAGCGGGTTTGCCACCGAAGTAATCATAGTCCACCAACAGATGTCACCCGCTGTTAAGGATGTTTGCCAATCATTGTTGAATTCCGCATTGCTTTGAGAAACGTTTGCTGTAATTTGAGCGACACTATTCACGTAGAAAATCCATGTATTCGTATAACCCGGGTTGCCCGAACCGGATAATATCCTGATTGAAAAAAAATAAGTGCCGGTATATGGCGCTGTATATTCATGGTTCGGATTGTCGAAATATGGATTCGGCGATGTAAATGGTATCTTTGTTTCAACGGTAGGAATGGGTGTATCTGCCATTGCTTCATCATATACAGCATTGAATGAATCGTTGGCGGGATTTCCTACCGGAATTTCTTCAATCAGTTGCATGAATATGCTTTGTAGTGTCGATTGCAACTCAGTGTAGTTGCCGAGTACCAATCCATTGGAAACGAAAACGTCATGGATCAGTTCAACAAGTTTTAGTGCGGGTGGGGTTTTATGTACCTGTACAGGATTTGCCGCATTCGTGATCGTCCATCCACCATATCCGTATCCATATCCGTAGTCAATAAGTGGATAAACGACCTTTCCACTAACTATCCCCAATGACCATGAAGCAATTATATTGGTCAGGTCATGGGTATGGTTCCACAAACTGGCCCCGGCAATTTCATCCATCGTCTTTTCACGCAAGATATTTGCCAAAAGATTCAGTGTTCCATATATCACGATTTCATATATCCGCTTATCCCGATGGAATGATAACAATGATAGATTGCCATTTAAGATCAAAGAACCGGATTCGAAAAGTAAACATGGTGTCCTCGCATATTGACTGAACTTAGTTCCCTGATAGCCGGGGTCATACCATTTTCCGAAGAAATCAATATTCGTCTGCGTGGCTGGTAACATGAATTGGCGGGTGAAATCGCCCCGCCTTGTGGTGATCTCTTTGAGATCCATCAATTGTTTGGTCAGGGTGATCGTTTCATTTTGATCTATGTCCAATTTCACATGCGATTCGTCAGGCAATGCGACATAAAGTTCGATCATGGTATGAATAAATTTAGCGACCGTTCCATATTGAAATTGTATTGAATGATTCCATTATTCCGTGAAGTTTGCCTTTGCCATTGCGTTTCACGCAAAGTATGGCGGTCAAGCAAATCAAAATTTCCATTGAATGAATTTCCTATGGCGTATATCTCATTACTCATGAATAAATCCTCGAACCAATAATTCCACAATTCAGGACAAAGATCGCTATTCACTCGAATGGATTCTATTCCTTTGCGATTGTATGAATATCTACCCGTTTCCTGACCTTCGAATATTTCACGTTCTTTGACGATGGAATAGTAATTCTTCATCGGAAAATCCATGAATGACCATTGGAAAAATCTATCTTTATACATCAATGTGATCAAATCCTCACAAGCATCCACCCCCTTATTCAACCAAATGTATTCAATCGGTGATCCTGCCGGGGTGGTCGTATCGCTTTCATAAACGTACATCGTGATCCATTGGAATGTCGGTTTGTTCGTGTAAGTATTCCAGTATAGAGGGATATAGGCAACCCATTTATTGATATTCGTATCAATGACCATATCCGGTGACATTGTGGTGTCCGTAGCGCCATGTTTCACATGAACCTGAATGATGATGTATCGTTTTCCAGTTCCCAATCCCATTAATCGCTGAACATTGACAGGATAGGAATGTAACCCATATCCTGAATAGGGCCAAAGCGGTTTATAAAGCCTGACCGCCGGGAGTATGTTCGGGGTTCCCTGTACGTAATAATCATACCAATTCGTGAATTGGAAAAGATAATCGTCATCTTCGGTATATCCCCTTGTGGCTATCCATGAAAAACTACCCCCGGTTATATTGTTGAAAACGCCGCTGCTGTAATAAACTTCCCCAGTATTTATGGTAACATTTACCCTTAGATCGGGATCAAGTTCAAGCGCAAGTGGATAGCTGCACAGCCTTGGCAAAATGATTTGCCCCTGAACCGGATGATCCACCAGATTACTCAAAATAACATAGTCACGAACCACTTTTGCCATATCTGCGGTAGCCTGGTTTCCGCTGATGACTACGAAATATTTCGTTCCTACCAGTGTTCCATCAATGATGAATTCCAGATAAAAACGATGCTGTGTAATTCCCGGATCACCCACTATATCGCTTGAAAGGGTTACCCCAATGGGATAAGAAACCGAATACAGGTCGGTGCTATTTGGTTTGTCAATGATCGTTACTGCCATTATGCTGTTTTTTTAAGTTTAAATATTTCACGGTTCATAAATGTTTGGACATCCCGATGAATGGCAATACCAATGGCTTGACGAAATTCCGGAAGATTTTTTTTGAGTGAATCGGTCATAAAATTGGTTGGTTTGAGACCGAACCGCCCTGCGGATCGTGCCATCAAAAATGCGCTTGATTTCTCAGACATGAATTTGCCGGTTTTCGGGTTGCGGGGTTGTATGCCCTTTAATCTGATCCAATTCCTGAAAACATCGGGGGGCGGCCCCCATGATTTAAAGGAAAAAGGACTGTTTGGTGCCTGTTGCCTTTTGGGTCGGTATGGTTTCCAATTTCCCCGCCCGTGACCTTTTACCCCCTGATCCACGAATGCCCCATAGAATTCAGCATTGATATCCACTTCAACGCCGCCTGAATATTCGATGACCTTAAAAGTGATTGAATTGGAAAGATTATTTGATGCTATCGCCTGTTTTTTTGATAGATTATTCCTTGCATCCTTTTGGACGCTTTGACCGAATTTTCGGCATGCCAGTGTCAATGCCGGGAATTTCATCAGTCGCCTATTTCATTGTGGCATTCTAAACCTTTGTCGGTAAATAAAGTGATGGGAACTCTCCATCCCGAACTTTGAGCATCTTGAAAAGCATAAATGGGTTCGCAAATCACACCAATGGGATCAAGAATGTTCTGATAATTTAATTCAGAAATGATGTCCTCAAGTATGGATTTCGTCAAACTCATTGCATCAATCAAATTACTCAGATCATTGTTTATCCGTTCAAGGCAAAGTAACTCAAATTCATATTCCCATCTGCCATTGTATTCAGAATTTACCGTTTTGATGAATACCCGGGGAAACAGGACATCCTTATCTATGTCGAATTCCAATTCCCTGCCATCATCCACGGACATTACTTGTGGTCGCAATTCACAAACCTCTTTGAGATTTTCGATTACCGATGCGTAGGAATTTTTCATTTGATTTTGCTATTTAGGACGGTTTCGTAGGCGTAGTGTTGGAGGGCTTGGAGGATCGGGATTTCGGTGATCGCTTCGACTTTGGTGATGTCCCCTTTGGCGAGTCCGTGAATGAAGTTGAACCACCCCCATCCTTCGAGGTCTGCATCGGGACTTCCTTTGATTCGGATTCTACCACGGAGGAATTCGTATGCTTCTTCACGGCTTCGTAAAAAAAATTCACCGCACCCCTGACATAACTATATGGCATATATTTCAGGAAAACGGAACGGCGGTGATCACGTTGCCACAATGGTTCGGTGATGTAATTCGTTATCTGATAAAATTGTTTTTCTTTGACAGTCACCGGGCGGTAAAGTATCGCCATGATCTTATGCAGGTTTTTGTTCAGATCATTCACGTATTCATCAAGGTCAATGAATGCGCCGGTGCTTATTTGCCTTACATCTGGTTCGAAACCGTATTCCACCCTGCCATATTTGAAGAATCGGATCAGTTCAACCTGTTCGTCCTCTTTAAAAAGCAATTCCATCAATTGCGTATAGATGTCTTGTATTTCTGAGATGTCCGCATTTTTCAGATCGTCCACCGATTTGTTGGCGAAGGTTGCCACGCCATGCAACCATTTCATATTATCGGATATTTTTTCATTGTTTTCGATCACCCAAAATCTTTGGACTTGGTGCAGATAGATTTCGGATAAATCTGTCGGAATTTTAAGTTTCATCGTTCATTTTTTTGGTGAATGCTTGTATAATTTTCTTTTTTTGAAATTCTCGCCACCAATCGGCAATGAATAATTTGAAGGTGCAGCGATTGCTTAATAATCTCGATTCCAATAGCATCAATTGTTCATCCTGAAGGCTGTTTTCACTTTCGAGTTCCTTTATTTTATGTTTCAATGCCCTGACCTGACCTTCCAAATATTTCCTTCCTGCGTTTGTCATATCAAAGTTATTAAAAAATTTAATGTACGGAATATTTACCCGAACCAGAATATTTTCTTTTATAGATCACCACGCCACGAATGGCATCAATACTGTGGTTCCAACTATCGTTCGGCTTGTTCAAAAATTCGCCATGATGGTCGGTGGCATAACTGTAATTTCTTAATTCCTTGATCAAATTGATACTGTCCTTCGTGACCTTCATTTTTAGTTGCTTCATCAATCCGATCCCGAAATTGACCGAATCCGGCCCCTTCAATGATCCCACTATTTTTACACTTTGTCGGCGTATTTCTTCGATTGATTTAGGTTCTGAACTGTCGGCAATGACCAATTCCCTGTCTTGGTTCAATTTCAACAATTCATTGGATAATTCATCATTCGTCATCCCTGTTTTATATAAATGTTCCCGCACCCATAAGGTTCCATCCTGGTATCTCACTTCGACAATACTGCTTGGATCAATTGTGAAACCGAAATCCAATCCATAAGCTTTCCATTGGTAAATTTCTTTTCCTTTTTCATCGGTGGGGAAATCATCCACAAGTTCCCAGGCTTCACCCTGCTTGAAAATGAGGCCCTGAACCGTTCCATACTGCCCAAGGACATAAACACGGTAGAAATCGGGATCACGCAAAGCCCTCATCTCAAGCGTCCGAACAATTTCGCTATCCAAATATGGATTATCCTTGTAGGTGGAATGGATCATGGCGCAGTCGGATCGTTGTTCGAGGTCGGTTGCCCAAAATGGTGAAATAGGGTTCCAAGTCAGTAGTATTTTCCTGCGGGTTCGTATTTCCACCTGATCAAATATGGTTTTTTTGATATTGTAGGCTTCATCGAATAAGGAATAATCCTGCCGTGGCCCATGAAAACGTCCCGGATCGTCTGCGGGAATGAATTGCATAATGGCGCCCGTATCAAAATAATAGGTCAAATCGACCCGGTTGAATTGTGCCGGGTTGTAGAATTCCTGCATGACGAATATCTGCCAATCACGGATCACGGAACGCTTCAAAACGGGAATGGATTCACCAATGACTGAAATAATAGGCTTACTGAAATCATTCATACAGATAAGGGTCAGGTATTGCAATGCGGATATGGTTTTTGATGAACCCGAACCGCCCCATAAGGCAATGATGCGCTTATTATTATTTTTTCTGATGTTCCTCAGAACATTGGTCGGACGTAGTATCATTCAAGAATACATTTTTAAACGATTCAATGGCAGTTTTGGCATCGAAATATTTACGGCTATAAACGGCATGGCATTGTTCACGACCACCCCGGATGACCTCAAATATCTGAATCGTCTGCGGTGTCAATTTCACCCGATATTTGAATTTTTGCTTCTTCATCAATGATATCCTGAACCAGTTCGGCATCTTCGGAATCCTGAACCACTATCTGCGGTTGTGCAAATTGGTGGATGGCGGATATTTGCTGTTTCGGTTTTCCTTCAATGCGGTCAAATATGAATTCCGTGGCACGGATATCCCCGCCAACGGCTTTTTTTATCGCCGCAAGAATGACCACATCCAATTTTGGCAATAGTATCCTTCCAATTTTGAATACCCGCCCCGTTGGATTCCCATTTTCATCCGTTTCCTGAATGTTTTCAATGGTCAAATAACCTTCACTATCGACCAATTCACGCAATCGCTTCGTGAGACCTTTCATCCCGGCAGGTCGTCCGGTTGGATTTCTGATTTCACCTTTTTTTATGGGTTTCAATCCGGAAGTATCAGGGTTTGGGTTTGCCATTATCTGATGAATTTTTCTTGGCGAATATCATATGAGAATCCCAATTGATTCAATAATACGGATATTTTTTGCATCGGCATTGCCTGAGTTCCGAATTCCTTCGTTGCAATAACCATCGCATCATGGAACCCGATTGATTTCTTGGAATTGAATGAATTCAAGATCCGGTTCTGTTTCGGTTGATCTTTCATTTTGTCTATCAAATCACCATAATCCATATACAATGATTCAAATTGATTCGCAAGATATTCACAATGGTTTTCCAATTTAAGTCTTTTCGTATCATGCTTGTATGTCCTTATATTTTCATCCAGGCATCTGAGCATCATTGAATGCTGTTGTTCCTCATTATCAAATAAAAAAGGGTAACTATCTCCCAAAAGTTCGGGAAAAGTTACCCCATTGGGTGCTATAATCACATGGTCGTGGAACATGGATTCCGCAATTGAAATGCAATAGGTTTCATGCCGGGAGTTCGTGACATTGGCGTGGCATCGGGATAATTCACGAAGGTAGTCGTTGTGATCATTCAATTCTTTCACGATGACAAATGGATATTTCATCACCCGGGAAACCTTTTCATTGTTGCCGGTTATCACCACCCGAAAATTGCGACCTTCAATATGCAACCGCTCGAACATGGCAAAAGTATCCATATAATTTTTGTAACCGTCAAGACGATGGTTGTATATGAAAGTGAACTCATCATATTTTTTCTCATTGAAGCGTGTATCACAATAACCGCCGAGGTGAACGTGAGAATTCTTTTCGAGTTGCGCCATCAATTCGGTGGATAGGATTTTTTTCGCTTCATGCATCAGCATATCGTAACAATGTTGCGTATGGAAATAATTAAAATCCACGTAGCATGAACTGATCACCTGAAGGTTTCGTATATGAATCCGGGGAAGGTATTGGGATGCGGTTTCAAGGCTGTCGTGAATGACATAATGGTGATAATTGAATATTTTGTGGCGCACGTATTCCACGATATTGTCGGAAGTATATTTGAGATTCATGCCTTGCTCGGTGACATTGTTCCAGATTATTTGAATGGGATATTTCCTGAATATCTCATGAAACAATAAAGGGTTGAAGTATATCACCTGTTTTGCTTTGCCCTTCGGCATCGGAATGAAAAGATATTTCACGTTTGGGATCATGGATCGTGGATGCGGTTTTCTATTCTGATCCAGTATGTAGAAAAAATTGAAGCGGTCTTTCAGCCTTGCGACTATTTTATTGATCAATACAAAATTGGAATCCAGATTGATATTGTCCACCGAAAACATCGGATAAATCAATATGTTTATTTTCGGTTTCATTTCACACGGAATTGGATTTCGTGTTTCAGGCAAATTTTCTGCAATTCATCAATGGTGGATTTCTTTGCTTCCGGCACCATGGCAATGAATAATTGATCTGTTTCGGCATATTCGCCATCGCCTATCATTTCTTCGGTTGTGAATTCATCAATGTTCCGGAAATTCAGTTCTTCAGGCTGAAATCCGAACTGCATCAATATTTCGCTGTCAAATTGCGTTGCAATGGTTTCCAGATTGAAATGCGAAAGGTCGGTTGCCTTGTTGTCCACCACCGCCAAAAGATTGCGTTTTGGATCATCCGTTTTCAGGTCGGTTCTTTTCACGGCAATCAATTCGCTTCCATCCGATTCGATGACCTTCACTTTCAACCCGAGTTTTTGCGCCTGTTCATATACCCCGTTCCCTGCAATAATGACATTTTCGCCGTCAATGAGTATGGAACGTCCTGCACCAAAATCCGCCAGTGACTTTTCAATGACCTGTTGGTTCAGTTCATCATGGATTCTTGCATTGTTCGGATCAGTGGTGATTTGATCCATTTTTTCTGTCTGTTTCATTTTTATATCATTTTTAAAACAATTAAAATAAGGCGATTTAAGACACGATAACCATAAGGTGATAGTACCCCTTCACTAATGGTCTGATCGTTCAGGAGGCATAGGGAGGATTCATCCTGATTCATCCTTTGCTTGACCGTTATCCCCGGGTCTTGTGTATCCGTATGGAACATATTTTTTACTGAAAAAATCCCGGTTTACGGTATATCGGTTTATCTGTAATTTGTGAAATATGAAACCGCCATAGGCAAATGGGAATTTCAGGTTGAAAACATGGTTATAGTTAATGTTTTTCTGTTTGCAAAGGTGAACCAATGAGGAATGCGCTTCGAGTTCTCCCATGTTCGTCTCATCTTGCAGGATAATAATGTTATTCATCGGTGTTGGTTTTTCCGTTGGTTATTTCATTCATCAATAATCGCAAAATGGATTGACTGATCTTTGATGCATACAATAAGCATGTAGTTTTATCTTCACTTTCGGGTAAAGTGTCCTTCATCCTTTTGATGAAGTGAATGGATTCCTGGTGCAAATCCTCGAGGTGTTTCATGTTTGGCGTTGGATTCATAGTTTTACTTTTTTGGTTTAAGTCCGAACAATCCACGACCTGTTTCGTCGGTCATGTATTTATTCACGATGCGGTGATACGTCCATGTCCTGACAACCACCCCGGTAGCATATCCGAATGCGAGGTATATGATCCCGCCATGGCATCGGTCAAAGAACAATGCGATGATCGTGAAAATGAGGAACAAAATTACAAAAATCGCATCAATCGTTCCTCTAGATATAATGAATCGAATCAGTTTCATTTCGTTTGGTTTTATTTATTTTTTTCCAACATTTCGGGCAAAAATGCATACAGCCATCCACGAACCACCCTGCATTTTGCGCCATTACGGTCAATGCATTGGAACTTCTTGAGCGCCTCCGCATGACTTGAGGACAATTGTTACAACTCATTTCTACCATCCCATTTTTAAGCGGCGTTATCATAATTCAACCGGAATTCTCAAATATGTTTTGGTCGTGGCTGTACCGCCCACAATATCCCAACCAAAACGACTGATGAAAAAATTGAGGTCATATCGCAACCGCTTTTCGAATTGCAGATACATTTGTGCGATCATTTCCGGGGTATATGCAAGGTCGTCCAATTTGCAAACGGCATAAATTGAATAGTTGTAATTTGAAATGGACGAAGGGCCGAAATCCGAAGGCATGCCATCCGCCCAAAATTTTCCATCGGCCCTTGCCCTGTTCAGTTTGCCATCCCCGGGTTGGGTTCGAATGCCCGGATTTTTCTCATATACCCAAGACAGCCAGTAACGATTGCCTTTCGGTATGAAAACATCAGGGACATTCCATTCCTCATTTCCAGACGATTTATTTACGGTGACGATCCCGGTTGAGGAAATCGTTTTTCCCGGTCTGTGCTGTGAATTGATCAATGTATCACGATGAACGGCAAAGATCGCCCGGGTTCCCGTTCCTGATTCATGCCATTGTCCGATGAAATCAATAATGATGTCTTTTTTGGCAATGTATTCCTGCGCCCTTCGTTCACCTACGTCGGTGGATTCACGGAAAGGATCTACAAAACCGATCAGTGTATCGGTATATGGCAACAATGTAGGCCCAACCGTATCCCATAAGTGAACATTGAAACGCACCACGGTAGTATTTCCACTGGCATCACGTGCCGTTATGGTCGCCGGATTCGTGATGGCGGTCAATATTGTTCCGGGGGGAGGAAATTGCACCTGTGAAATTTGACCGGGGCAATTATCCCGCCATCTGACCTTTGCGGTATAGTCGGGCATTATGCCTTCGCAATTTTCATTCACCTGAATGTACTGGTCGGATATTTGCCCACGGCATGGAGTACAGGCCACGAACAAAAGCAGGATCACGATGATCCAAAATAATGCGGTCAGGGTCATGAGCCACATACAGCCTTTTCCCTGTTCAGATACTTTTTTCATTGTTGAAATAATTTAAAGTGGATAAAACATATCAGTAAAAAAATAATGATGGCAATAATTGATATTGTCACCAACGGCAACCATCGGGGTTTTTTAATCTTCATCGTCCAAAATTTTATAATTACTTTTTTTTGGTTTTTCAAATCTTTTCAACAAGGTTTTGAATTCAATCTCACCGAGTATATGTTCAAGAATCCGTTGCAATTTTTGGCGCTCATGCGTTTTTATCACCCTGCGGATCACGTCAGAGACCAAATCCCTGAACCGTTCAAGTTCATCAATGTTGAAAATTTTGAGGATGTTCTTCATAACTTTATCTGTTTTATTTCCCGGCGCATGTAAACTTCTTCGTCCATACGGGCACGATATTTTTTGCCCCGGAACAATGGATTCAACTCCTGAAGTTTTTGGCGGGTTCGCCTGATGCTTTCAGGGTCGGCATACTTGCCCGTTTTGAAATCAATGGCGAATTCCAAAAATGAAGTTTCGGTTTCACGCAACCGGGGATTCTGGTGCGCCCATACCTTCAATATCAGCAAACGGTCATTGTCCCGGGTGTCGGCGGCATGTTCGAGCAAATAGGCGACCAGACGTTTTATATTTTTTACTTTTTGTATCATGGCATGGCATATTTAGAGTTGGCAATGGGAATATCTTTCGGGATTCGCATGACGATTCGCAATTCAGATGCGGTAATCGTTCCGTTCGATTTTACCATCATTGGCAAATTATCCCGTAGTTCATTTATGCATGTATCATAACCAATGCCATAAGCCATGCCAAGGTATATCATAATGAGTTGCTGAAGTTTGGGCGCCATTTTCTCTTTAGGAAAATGTTCATTGAATTCGTCACAAAATTTGAGAAAAATCTCATGTGTTTTGTCAATTGTTTCCATGATTCATAGTTTTTATATTTCGTATAATTTGATTGATCACCCGAAAACCCTCTTTTGGTATTTCTTTGAATTCGCTGTAAGCCTGGGGCGGGTAATAGGAACCCATTGCCCATTTACGCAATATTGAACCCATATTTCTGTTTTCACGGTCGAATCCTCTTACTTGAAAAATATATTTTTTTTGTCGGGTGCTGTATTGACAATGCCAATTGATGAATGTTCTTTTATGTTCATCACTGACTGCATTGCTTTTCATAACCGAAGAAATAAATCGTTCCATGCTTAAACGATTAAATTGGTCAAGAATCGGTTTTTGTATCAATTCATCATTTAAAAAATTTTCACCATTTTTCTTATTCTTATTATCATTTATATTTTCATTTTCATTTTCATTTTCATAATTGCATTGCAATTGCATATCCTTTTGCATATGCACCTGCATGGAAACGCTTTGTTCATCAATGTTTCCTGACCATCGTTTTTCAGCATTTTTTTTCATTTTTTTGCGAAAATTTTCACGTTTTTTTGATTCATTGCGTAACCGCTCATTGAAATAATTGCCATTTTTTGTCTTGACAAATTTTGTCAATATTTTCTTATTCAATTTGCCGCCGCAAATTTTCAAAACATCCGATTCCGATAAATCGCCCTTTTGGTGTTGCAAACATAAAAGCCTGACATATTGCCCCACCTCGGCATCGGACATCATTAACGTGCCTACCAAAAAATCAGCTGAATAAAAAAGGAATGCCGGGTCTTTTGTTTTTTTCGTTTTCATAGTTTCAAATGTTAATCAAATTTAATCATTAAGATAATATGATCGGCAAAAAAATAATTATTACTTTTTTCAGGATTGATTTTCCTGCGCTTTCCCGCATTTTGATATATGAGATAAGGGGTAAGATCAGACAATAGATGACCTCACGGGAGGATGCGGGAGGATGCGGGAGGAACAAAAAAAAAGCGGAGCCATTAGACCCCGCTTTCAATCCATTGATCATTTTATATCCTTACAATCCGTTTCATATATGATTCGCATCCTGCGTTTTTTCTTTACAACGCATCCATCCACATTGGAAACATTTTTCAGGATCAGGACATAATAAACCCATTTTATTTTTCTAGTGAGTTCATATGAAAATTCCCCGGTGTATTCATCGAAGAATTTTTCAAGTTCCCATTTTTCGCCTGAATTGTCCACCAATTCATGGGCAAAGGCAACCGCTTTTATCGTATTTTGCTCATCGTTTTTGCAATTGCCTAAGAACCGGATATAATCTTCCATATAATCTTCCCAGTAGGTGCCGATCTGGAATTCCATAATTTCGATCAGGTCTGATGGCATTATTTTTTCCAGATATTTCTTAAAAGCTGAATGACGGCGCAACTGTTTTCGTGCATTCGTTTTAAGTAAATCCGCTTCATGTATGGTTGATTCATACTTTTTCTGCGGATCGTGATTAAACGCAAAATTCAGTTCCATGTCATTCAAATTTTATGGTATAGAAATCGGTGATCTTTATTTCCGGTCTTTGTATCACCTCGCCGTCAAGCGTTATAATTTCCTCGGATTTGGGGATATTTTTCAACAATGCTTCCCTTTCCTTCAATTGCTCACGCAATGCCACCCAGCGGGGATCGGTTGAGAAATCATAGTTTTTCCGTTCGCCTTTCGTAATCACCGCACCGTCAAATGAGAAACTTTTTTCCTCATATTTCGATATTTCATCAATCACGGCTTCACGAAAACGGTCATCCTTGCGTACAAGATTGATCACGTTTTCCAATGATTTCATGAGCAATTCCGTGCCGAGGGGATTGACGTCACCACTCAGGGCGAACCTTAATATTTCATTTGCCAGATCAATTTGCTTTACTGCGGTATCCGGCACATGGGATAATAATTTTATTTTCATGGTTCAAAGTTTTAAATGGATTCAGATAACAATAATTCCCGGTTTTTTCGTGACATGCGGTATTTTTCGCTAATGCGTTCAATCGTGCCGCCTTCATTGAGATATTTTATGGCTTGTAGCCATTGTTCACTTCCGGGGTTCAGCCACGGTTTTTCAGATTCAGTTTCCTCAAACTGAACATGGGCGGGTTTTTCATCGTCACTCACATCAATATCCTCTTCGGTGACAATGCCAAGGATCGATGAAAAAGTATAGCGCCTGAAATAAGATATACCTGCCCCAACGGATTGGTATTTATTCATGTTCTGGAAATTCACGTCAGGAATGGGCGTTTCCATTTCAATTTGTTCCCCGGATTCAGTATGAAACAGGACAGTCTTGAGTCGCAGGGAATCGGATTTCTCGCCATTGATCAATTGCGTTACTACCAATTTATGTTTAATCAGCAACGGTTGAGCAACGGCATAAATTTGATCCAGCGAAGCATATTTGTACGAAAATTTCGCACCTTTTGCCTCGGTTTCTCGCTTGATCTGAGGACATTCTTTTTGGAATGCACTCAAAGCCAACATGAGTTCTTTCATAGTAAAAAGTGTTTGGTTATAAATAAAAAATAAAGATGATCCGTTGCCGGACCATCTTTAAATATAATCATTATTTTGCACGTTTCAAAAGCATTTTTGAAGCGATATCCTCGAGTTCCCGTCCCCTTTCGCCATCCTTTTCAGAACGGTTACGGGCAACGGCGGTCATGCCCTGTGCCAATTTCAATAGGGTGGGTTTCCCCTCAACCCCGTCCTCGGCTTTGCCATTCATCAAAATTGCTTCCAATTCGGTGATTTCCCCGCTTGAAATTCCCATTTTCGGCAATTGCTCAATTTCCTTGGGAATCTCAATTTCAATCAGGTCGGCGGCCTGTAAAAGTTTGACCTGATTCTCAACATTTGACGGATCATAAATCGTATCCACGGTGTCGGTGACGATGGCGGCTATGGCTTCCGTATCCTTCCGGACTGTGGATTCACTGATGCGGATATTATCCGGAATCCTTGCGCCAAGGTGAACTTCACGGATCATATTTTCACCCACCATCCCATTCGTACATCTCAGGTTGATGGTGAAAGTCTGCAATTGCAATGCCGATTTCCCGAAATTTGAATTCCGAAGCCTTGCACCGAAAATTTGCCATAATGAAGGGGCATTTTTCAGGGGGACGTGTACCAGTTCAGGACTGACCACTTCGATGAAATCAATATCGTCATTGGAATAGGCATCGACCAGAACCGCTTCTTTGTTCATGGCGGCCATCAAATAAGCCTGAAAGATCAATGCTGTATTCAGTCGGCGATAGCGCTCACTCAAAACGCCCCGGATTTTCTCATCCACCAACCTGACCAACACTTTTTCATTTTTGACGTTTTCGGCATGAGTATTCAGATTGAAAACGGCGAGTTCACGTTGCCATAGTTTCCCCTCATCGTTTAGTATGTTCATGTATCGGGAAGGAATGCCCAACCTTTCACTCATTTGACCGAATGCATAGCGTGAGAATTCGTTATTGTCGCCATTGAACCCGGCAACTTTGATTTTCCCGGCATCATTCAATCCGAACTTGAGTTGTTTGAAATAAGGAACGTAATCATTCAAAAGTTCCCCATCGTGTTGGATTTTGGCGATGGTGTCGCCTATCGAAATTTGCCTTTTGCTTAACAAATTGTCCAACTTCGATTCCATAATTGCTTTTTCTGTTTTCATTTTTCTAAATTTTTAAGTCTTGATGCTTCCATCCATGCTTTCATAACCGATGGAAATGGCCCTTTCAATTCATAACCTCTTTTTAATTTAGGTTCTTTATTGAAGGGATAGGCGATCCATCGTTTTTCGCCTTTTTTACGGACTATATACCATGACATGATCAGTCCTCCGTTTAATAATCAATAATTTCCCCGTCAATATCCTCGAGCAATTTGTCGAGGTTCGGATCATTTGTAAGATATCCATGATCGTCAGAACAATATATTTTCAGTTTGGTCAGCAAATAAGCATCGTAATAGGAATTCTCAGGAATGATTTCGTCAAGAATGCTGATAACTTCATTGAGCATATCCTGTGCCTGTTGTATTTTCTCCAATTTATCATATTTATTCATGGCGCAAAATTTAAGATTGTTTGGCGTAGAATTCCAACTGAGCGATCCTTTGCACAGCATTGGAATAATGGGAACAAAGCGCACCGGCTACAGATGCCCATGCCCGAGCCGTTATCCAACCGAGTGAATCGTTTTCGTCCTTTGATTCATTTTTTTTCTCGGCTACCATAGCATCGACTTCATCATCCACGATTTTAGCAATAGCATGGATGGAAGGGGGGCCGTAATTGGATTCATTCTCCAATTCTTTCAGTATTTCCTTGTAAGTTTTCATAGTTCAAAATGTTAATCGTTAATTTTTCGTTTCATCATTTCTTCGAGGTAATCCTCGTCATATTTCATGGGAATCATATCGCCTTCGTCATTAAAAAAAGTAATCCAGAATTCACATAGGCGGGTGTCATATTCCCGTGGTTCACTGAAGCGGGTATATCGTTCATCGTATCGTATGACCACGTGACCATCATAATTCAATATCCGGTCTATACATTTATGATCAATGATTTGGAACGGGATCAACTCCGTATCAGGATCCAAAGGTGAAATTTCCTGAAGTATTTTTCCGGCAATTTCACGAAGATGGAATTCATTTAAAGTTTCCATAGTTCACAAATTAAAATTTTTAAAATTCGGTCGCCGGTATCCTCGGAATGTAGGTCATGAAAACATGCTGAACATATCCCAGTCTTGACGTCATGGCGATGGCGCTCGGTCATCGGGTGCGCCCATACATATATATACGGTAACCCCTACTTCTGTCAATGTCACTGCCCACTTCATTGGTTCACTTACTTTCCCGGCTCTCATAAAACTGATCGACCTTCTTCATCCATTCTACTCCCGGTTTGCAGTCCCGGTTTCCAGGCTCAACCCGCCTCGCATGTGCGGTTCAAGTGGTCGTCAGCATGTCAAAGAACTACATTTCAAATATAAACATTATACTTCATTCTACAATGGAAAAAAATAATAGTTACTTTTTTTAATATGTTTGGTAACACGTTCTTTTCCAATAATTTGGAACAGGTCTGAAATTATTCAGATCGGTTTTCGTGCCGCCGAACATGGTTCTATTTCCTGAAATTTTTGGACATCAAATATAGAATGGTTCCTTGATCCGATCAATACATGCGACATATACAAATATTTATATACTTCATCACGGTAAGTTATTGACCACTACATATTTAGGTGATCACAGTGTAAGCAATACGGATATACACGGATGCATACTGGATGCGGGAGGGTGCAGGAGGATCAATCCTGAAATGTCCTGAAAGAAATGAAAAAACCCCGCTTGGCAGCGGGGCGAAAAAGCATTCCTTGGCTGGGGACACTTTGAACTATGAATCGAACCCAAATATACCGAAAAATGTCCAAATTGGCAAACTATTTTGCCTCTAATTTTTAAGGATTCCCCTCAATAAAATGAGCAAAATGATCAATACAAGCGCACTGATCAATATTTTCGTCCACAGCGGTATGAATCGTTCCGGCACAGTATGAACCTCGGTGATGTATAATCGTTCCCAATGATCAGACGCCCTTAATGCAGAATCCAACCTGAATTGCAATGTAGTGTCCTTTTGAATCAATATGACATTGACTTTTGAAAATCGACCCCGCACATCAACCCAAGCCTTTGCCAATGCAAGATCAGTTTCCGCAAAGGCGGTATCCGGGGGATATAATTCAGGTTCAGTATTGATTTCAACCGTATCGAAAATATACCGCCACGAATAAACGGTATCCCCCGGCAAATACCGGGAGATCACCGTGTCACGATAAATCGTGGTATCTCGAATGGTAAGGACACTATCAATATCAGGCGGGAATTTTTCAAGGCATTTCCTCTGTGTAACGCAAGAAACCGATAGCAAAATAATCAATATGGCAAACCCGACTTTCACGGACTGTAACTGAACAATGCCTCTGCGGAATCAATCGTCAGGTCTGCGGTGTCACCTTCATACTTGCATCGTGCCACCAAAGTGATCACATCAGCACTGGTTCCGGGAATGGCTACGACCCAAGTGAAATATTCACTTTCATCCACGTTCTGAAATTCTACCGGCATGACAGAAACGGATGTTCCCTCCAAAAGAATGTCGATCAGGATGGGAACCAGAGTATCTATCTGCATGTGCAGTCGTAAAGTGAGATATGCAATGCCATCCTCGTCAAAGGCGACTTCCTGACCAAGCAACGTTTCGGTGAATACATCGCCTAAATCCATATCCGTGGAATCGAAATACGTCAGCAAAGTATCTTCATCATCCAAGGAAAGAGGGGTTAATGCGCTACCCGAAAGCAATAGCATCTGCATATCTTTTAAGGGATGCAGTCCCCAACGATCAATGTAACAGAATCGCCCTCCATTATGGATTATCGCACCATTTTCGAGATTGATCCCGCCGAGTTTTTCATCCCGCCCTGCCTTTATTTTATAGGCGGTGTTTTTTAATTTTCCCATTTTTTAAAATATTTAGGTTTGTAATTTTCTCAATTGCCGGACTGCCAGAATCCTTTCTTTCGGGTAATCCTTGAAGCATACGGAATTGTCCTGATTCCCCCCCAACAAAAGCACATTGTTTCCCCGGTAACGTGAAAAGATGCCCACATGACCTTTCCAAGAATTGGGATCATCCCGCCACGTAACGACAATTTGCCCCGGTTCGGCATCGGCAATCTCAATAAACCTGCCAATCGTAAGCCATGACCGGGCATTTAATTGTCCTGAATTTTCCAATCCGAGTTCGATGGCAACCCAATTTATAAAGGCCGAACACCACGCCGTTTCATCCGTCTTTACCCAATCGAATGGCAATACCGAAAAATAACTCAATATTTCCGGGGAATTATCCTCCGGCCCTGCCATTTCACGAACCCCCAATTGCGACATGGCTTTTTTTAATATCCGATAGTTCAGGACTTCTTCGTTCATTGTTTCGGCTTCCACAATCCTAATGTGATCCCTTCAAGCAACGAATCCTTCGCCGTGATCAGCGCCCACGACAAAACCCATAATGGCATCACTTCGGCAAGTGCCAATTTTTCCTTCCATAATAGAAAACCGCCGAATAATGCAATGAGTATTCCCAATGCCGTGGTAATCCAATTTTGTAGTCTTTCTTTCATAGGTCAAAATATTTAAAGGCTTTCAATCCCATGACGAATACGTATATCACCGCCCAAATCCCTGCCAACCATATGTCATTTTCCCATTTCCCGGCATATAGCAAAAATAAAACAGGGATGGTGGCAATGATGACTACCCAAAAAACCAATTTCAGGTAGATAGGTGCTTTATCATTTTTTGCCATTTGTACTAGAATAAAGTTTGTTTAATCGTCTTTGCATACTGCCAAGGCTGACCGGACAACGTGTCGTCAATGGTGCCTGGGCGTGGAATTTTTCATTAAAATCCCTGATGAGTGCTACCCGCAATCTGTCGTTCCTTTTCGAAAAGGATTTGACTGTCAAATATTCCGGGATGGTAGATTTCTTTGTCGCTTTTTTTGTCGGCGTTTCAACGACTTCAGAAATGGTCTTCGGTTCAGGCTCGGCGACTATTTCAGTCTTCGGTTCAGGCTCGGCGACTATTTCAGACTTCACCGATGCGGTTTTTTTGGGGGCGGTTTTTTTCGCCCCTGTTTTTTTTGGTTGTGCCTTTTTCTGTGCTGTCATTTTTCTATTTTTATGATTCGTTTTTCGTGATCTTCGACCTTTTTTTGAAGGTCACAAATGTCTTTTTCCTGATTCTCCTGCTGCCGCTTAAAAAAATATGCGATCAGCGATAGCAGGAATATTATAATGCCATTGAAGATAGTAATTAAAAATGTATTCAGGTTTGCTTCCATTATTGGTCGGTTTCAATATATACCCTCTGCATACGGATGTTTCTGGCTACGGCATTGACCGATTGCACCTGAAATCCGCAACGCATCAAAACAGTATTAGTCGGAAGGTTCAACGTGACTTCCCCTTCTGCCGTTGTTCCGGCTGTTATATCATCTATCCTCCAGTATATCTTATTTGATCCAACCGGATATGTGAATGAATAAAAGTCATAAACATGCTGAGAAATAAACGGCAATCCGGTGTCCACCCGGTTTTGTGTCGTGCCGTCCCGGGTAGAAAAGAACCAGTTCGTATCCTGTGTAGCACCGTTTACGTGAAGTCTGTGGAATCCTGCCCTGTTCCCTGCCGGGTTGTCTGCCCCCACGCTTACAGCCATAGTCTGGTCGGTCATGCCCACGAATATCCGTGATCCAGTGGATGCGCCCGATTCATTGTAACTTGAGTCAGGAAATCCCAGGCGCATGAATGAAAACCACCCGTTAGACCCGATCACCGTTCCACGCAAAAAGTTCAGGTTTGCATTTCCCGTCCCGGCTGTTGCCGTTGCCGTTCCCGCCGTAACAAAGTTGGCCATGCGCCCATACAACTCCGTAACTGTAGGATGCGAGATCGTTCCAACACTTGTGACCGAATCACCAATACTGGAGATCGTGGTGGTGGTGTTGGTGTTAATCATATAGACGTTATTCTGGAAGAAGGCCGGTTGGATTGGAACGGACAATCCACTCGCCCCCTGTATTTTTAGCATCATCCTTCCGGAGATCGCCTTTGCGTACAGGTTCAGCTTCCCGGAGGCCGGTGCCGAAGGATCAGATTGCCCTTCAAACAGCATTATCGTTGCATTATCTACCTGACGAAGTGCGTTATACGCCAAACTGTTCCATGCCGTTGAACCGTTGCCTATCTTATACAGCCATGTATCAGTTTCTATGCCGATCTCACCGATTGCCAGTACTGGATTGGCCGCTACCCATTCTGCGGCGGTGCCACGCTTGAGTTGAATTACTACAGACATAATTTTTTATTTTTAAATATTTCCACCATCTATGACTAATCCGAAAACAGGAACATCAGAAGGACTTCCACCGTCAATGTTCTGCGCTGATGAAATCACCTGCCATACCGTATCAAAGTCCGTAGCTGAAGATTTGACCAATGCCGTACCCGCACCACCGCCCTTCGGTACCGCCGTCATTGAGGACAACTCCCAATCCAGATCGGAAACGCCGCCGATCAGTTGGTAGGCTTTTTCTATGTCCTTTACCCATACGATCATCCCCTCAGACCTCACCTCGGAAGGAATGGTCAATAATTCAGGCAATGATCCCACTATATGGACGCCGCCCTTATGATAATCAGCATCCAGAGCCAGGTCAAAATTAAGGCGGGTTTTTGTCATCAGCTATACCTCATTATACGGTTTACATTATATCGCATCACGGTTGTGCTGCCCGAGTTGTCAGACGTTGCAACCAATTGAATCGTGTTCCCGGAGTATTGAACCGAAAACGCAACCCCGACAGCCGTTCCTGCGTTCTGGAATGTCTGAGTTATAAACAGGCTCGTTCCGGTTGATAAAATACTCAGTTCCCCTTGCTCGTACCTGCCTACGGGCCTCGCCAATGCGTAGTGTATTTTTATGGCCCGGGTGTAAGTCAGGTCGCCTATGTTGATATACGTTACTGCATTGTTCAGGATGCTCGGCTCAACCAGTGTATTCTCGAACTCAGGATACGTCCCGGGAAGTGCGATCCAGAAGGCCCTGCCAGGCTTTATGAACCTCGTTAACGTCAAGTTTGAGAAATACGGCAAAGAATCCGTGTTCTTATAAAATTCGTTTACGAATAAATAGAACCCCGCATCAGATGTCCCGACTGAAATATCAGCAATAAATACCTTGCTACCTGAGTATGACGGAAACTTATAGCATTGCAGGTTCGAGTAGTCGAGGCCCCTGAATACAGAACCGACCGTATATTGGATCATGCCGGTAAAGTCGATCAATGAGAAAAAGTCCGTCACTTCAATCGTGCCAAAATACGTGAACGTGAGGCCTGATCCCGCACCGGCGTCCGAGGCCATAGCAAAGCGGTTTGTGCGGAAGCCGATTGACTTTTGAAGTTTCAGTGCGTTCTGATTGGTGAAAATACCCGAGCGGTTCCAACGCAATGTATTCAGTCCGCTTTCATTCGCATTAACTAACGCCCACTGCCCTGAATTACCGGTACACATGACCAAACTCTCTATGAACGTGCATACCTTCGTGCGTTTGTTCCCATCATCATCCTGGCCGTTCATTTCAAGGTTCGTCGCTGTCGTAACGTTGATAAAACGATAGACGCACCTTCGGAACGTCTGCGCCAGACGGGAGGGGTTGTGAAATTGCTTGACATTTGGAGTTAGCCAGAAATTATAAAAACCGATCTCCCCGTCAGCGTTGAGTGGCCGGAATACAAGCCAGGTCGAATCATTGTCTGAATTGTTCAGCGTGGTCTTGTTCTCGTATATGGTCGTATAGTTTCGGCCTTCCCGTATTGTGAACATGGTGCAGGAGTCCGACCCTGCGGTGTTGTAAATAATGGGATCATAGTTCGACCCGTTCGAGTGGAACTTCCCTGTCAGTTCGTTTTTCGTGAATGTTCTGGCCGCCTTCGTCAATGTATATTCTCCATCCTGCGTTGCCGCTACGGCTGTGAACCCGCTTTCCCAAAGGCCCATCTGACCCTCGAAGTTCAATAGCGCATTGTTCACGAAGTTGAAACGGTCAATTTTTGTTCGACATGCCGTAGTGAAATCAAATGTTCCGGTGCCGAGTGATATTGTGATCGTGCAGCCGTAGATCGTTGGCTGTAAGTCCTGTAAGGCCCTGAAGATCGTCAGGAATGGATTGCCCACCGATCCGTCACCGGTGGTATCGTTCCCGGTCGTTGCCACGTAGATCGTGCGGCTGACTTCCTCCCGTCCTGCAGAAATGATCCATTCCACGAAGTTGATGTCTGCCAATCCACCGATCAATTGGTAGAACCGCCCCTCATCCCGAATCCATACCAACATGCCGTAATATCGAAGCGCCGATGGTATGGCATACATTTCGGCCATAGTATTGAATGAATGCAGTCCTCCCTTCAATTCATTTGCGGCGGTGACCCCGCTGGTCATCCGTTGCCACGAAATGATGTTCGTATAGTTCAGAGCATCAAGCAAAATATAAATTCCATTGTATTCGGGCGTGGGATCATCCCCCACTGCCACGATCATGCCGTTGTATAGGTAGGAAAGTCCACCGACCTTCTCCCAAGTAGCCGAATCTATCAGGTCAGACCTCAAGGCGACTTTCATCCGGGCGTCGATAGGCCCTGCTATAAGACCTTCAAGATTGGCGGCGAAATCGAATGTTCCCTTAATTCTTGGCATGGTTTAAAATTTTAGTCTGATTTGTATGGCTCCCCGGGTCAATCCATTAAAGGTGAAACGAGTATAGTTTATCACATTGCCCTGAACGGTTTCAGTTACAGGGGAAGTAGTCCATTCACTCAATCCAGTTGATTCCCAGTTTTCCGTCAGGGTGTTGTACGTTTCAACATCCGCAAGTGGACGGAGTGCTAACCAATTTACTGCCACTTCAAAAAATTGCTTATTGCCTCCCGATTCCGCAACCATTGAAAATACGATATTGTTTGCGTATAACATGCTGACCAATGTTTGCTTTGTGGCCACCGTGATTGATGCGGTTGTTCCGAACAATGGATAAACCCCTTCCAGTTGCACCTGTTCTGGCCCTACCGATCCTGCCGGAAGTGGCAATCCATAGGGATTACCTTTATTGTCAAGCGGCTGTGGGCCTTCATCATAATCGACCCATGATTCCCAAATATTGAGGCCAAGTGTCACGACATGCCCGATTAGATTGTATATGTCGGTGAGTGATGTGGAAGGAACACTTGCAGGGATTCCCGGCCCGGAATATCGGTAGGTATTTGGAAGTCCGCTTCTGTCCTGAGTTTTTATTCCCCGGATCTGGATTTCTCCACGATTGAACGTGGCAGTGAATGTTATGGAAAGTACGTCGGCAATTTCATAATATAGCGATGCATTCTCGACAAATGAACTGGATGGGGCCACGAATGTTGGAAGCACAAGTGGGTAGAACATTTCTTCCATAGTTTCAGCAAACGATTTTCCCCCTGCGAAGAACGGATTCCCGGCCACAATTCCACCTACGGTTTCCTCAACCGCTGTGGGATTGGTATATTCTGCCGGAATCACCAATGCCTCTATCGCCTGTCTGACCCTTTCAGGAGACCAGGCCCGTGAAAACGTGACCGTTCCTTCTTCCGCTTCCGTTTGAGTTACCAGGTCTAAAAGCTTGTGCAGATATTCGGATAACACCGGATCAGGAGTGGCAGGGGCGCCCCCACCGGCTCGTGGTTCGCCACCTCCGAGGTTCAATCCCCCTGACCAGTTAGATGTTTCTGGCCGAATATCACCGGGAGCCGCCACCTTATAATCCGGATAATCGGCCTCATGAGTGCATAGGAAATCTATCAGCCGCTGAGTGTACCATTCCGCATTTTCACGTTCTTGCTTTGCAAGGTCTTTCGCATCGGATAAAGTTACGGGTGTTCCATCATCCACAACCCTTTGAACCACCCCGCTGTTTACTATTTTTACGGAAAGGAATTGCATTGCTTCATAGAATGTCCAATGAACAAGAGCCTTGGCGATATAATCATCCAGAAGAAGTTCATTCACGGGCGACAGCGTATGATCCTTGATCTGTTTCATCAGCCGTTCGTAGAGTGCCGTTCCGAGTTTCGGCTGTATCCATTTATCCTGTGCCGTATATAGATGCGGAGTGATAAAATCCATATCCAAATTGCCTGAAACGGGCGACAATTTTCTCAGTAATTCCTCGGAAATTAAAAATGATACAGTTCGTGCCATTATGTTCCTCTTTTACGTGGTTTAGGATTTTTGGTGGTCGCCTGATCATCTGCGGGTGCAAAAGCACTTGGCAATTCTGTAACTCCAATTTTCCTCGTTTCCGGGATTATTTGAGTGGCTACCCGTGTACCTGTTTTGAAAAATACCAATCGTGCCCACCGATGGCGGCAACCATACGAACCCTTATAATTGAATATAGAATAGGTGCCGAATTCCGAATTTTCACTTCTGAAACTCATTTGGTCAATATCCTCTTTGCGAAATATCAGGTTCATATCCAACACTTCGGCACAAAAGCGGCGATTTTTTTCGTCACGGGGGCCGGAATATCGGTAACGAATTTTATATAATCCTTGGTCTATGGATGAAGGTTGTTCCGGGTCGGATTGGATCGCAAAGGATAATTTTTTCACTTTTAATTTCCTGCCTTCATCCGTGAGTTCCTCGTCCACTTGCACCAATACATAGCCTTCATCCGTCAATTCCTTGATGTCTTTCCCTTTTTCCTTCAATTGATCAAGCGTTGGTTGTATCATATCTTCACTGAGGACAGATCGTTTGTCCTGTGCAATCTTTGACATTTGCACTTCTGCGCTTGATTCATCGGGATTGGTGCCTTCGAGGAATTGGGCGGGTTGCAGGGTTTCTATTGATATGTCGATCCGCAAATTGTTAGTGCGTAGGATTTTGGTCAATGTTCGCAAAATGACCAATTGGTATGGAAATATGACCACTTTATTGAATAATACGAACGCATTTTTGATCTCATCGGCATTATTGCCCCATCCCGTCTGATCTTTTATGCCGAAAAGCATGGGCGAAACCACCCGATGGCCCACCATGATCTTTTGAGTGATCTCCGGCATCAATTCACGAAAACGCTGATCCAACCGGGCGGGTTCAAATGTATCAAAACGAACCGCAGTTTCAGGCGTATCATTGTAAACGAAAACCAATTTATGAGATGCTTTGCCTGTAAATTTCGTCCTAAATTTCGATTCTATGGCATCCTTTTCGGCCTGGGGCGGTTCACCATTGAAGAACTGGATTAATGCGGACGGGAAAAATCCATTTTCAATATTGTTCAAATGAAATTCCGAAACACGATTATCCAAAAGGATCCAGTTCATGGCTCCGATATAATCGGGCGTGGAATAGTAAAATTGGGATGGTCGGTATTGCTTGACAAATAAAACTTGCCGGGATTCGCTTCTGTCGGTTATGTCGAATGCCCTTATTTTTTTTGGATGGAATTTTTTCTGGCGATATTTTTCCCAATTCGTGGAATAGTAATAATATTTTATTTTGTTATCCGCTTCATCAAATTTACCCGATCTGATTCCTTCGGCGGGTAAGTGATATATTTCAACGATTTCGGTTCGTGCCTGATTCCAGATCAGTTCCCATGCAAAATAACCTTGCAGGTACAGATCAAAGGCGGTGCGATCAATGATGTCCTTCATCGTGTCGCCATTGCGGTTCACCCGACTTATGAATGTATTGAACTTAAGCAAAGTTTCGGTATCGGGTTGGTTTTCGGCAATAATATTCTCGCCGCCGATCATAGCGCTGATCCCATTCACCAATGCATTGTGGATAGCGGATTGTTGCCAAGCGAGTATCAATTGCTGTGGATATAGATTGTCCTCGCCATACAGAATCCATTCATTGTAGGCGGTTTCGATGACTTCGGGAACGTCGGCTTCGCTAAAATTGACGATGCTAATTGTACTCGCCTTTTTCCCCTTCGATGGATGGATGATATCCTGTTGGTTCTTGGTATCCATTTTTTATGATTAATATGCCGGTTTCTAAAACATTGTCGCTATTATCCACAACCCTGTAAATATGCTCACCGATTTCAAAATCCGAACCATCCAAACGAAACACTATCCACCGGTGATCTTGGTAAATGATCAAAATGGCAATTTCTACCTCTACGTCCGTATTTTTCCTGATGGCAATAAACCTTAAGGCGGCAACTGTCAGGCAATCCACCGCCCCAAGGTTCATATAAACCAATTGGTCTGTCGAGTGATTCAGTATCATTAATAAGCCGGGGTAATGGTAACGCCAGCCATATTATCAAAAGGTTCTGATGTGAATGCTTCGCAAAATGGTGCGAAATCATTTTCACGTGCGGTGAAAATAATATTTGCTTGTTTCGGATCGGCGGGTGCCGTACCACTTGCGGAGTCGCCCCCGGTTGCAGTTGCACCGTTATACATGCCGAAGCAACGAATATTATTCTGATAATCCATTGCGAAAATGATGAATCGCCCTTTTATCATTGCATTTAGATCAGCAAGGTCCTCCTGTAATATATGCTGCTCAACCAAAGTTAGAACCTGTTCTACGTAAGCCACCCCGGATTCATCTGAACTGATCACGTTCTCCACGTAATTGCCAACGCCATTTGCCATTTCAAAGCGGAATAATTCAACCGTTCCGATGTCATCAATCTCCCCGCTAACGCCATCAATCGTATAGGTCAAATTGGTATAGGGGGTAAGAAACAATGTTTTCACCCCACTCATCCCGGCTTTGCAATCTGCAAGTAAACGTCCATTGGTCAATTCACATGGGCTCAGTTGTCTGTTCTTCAAGAATCTCATTTTTATAGGTATTTAAAAGTGGCGGGGGCAAAAACCCCCATCCACTTGGTTAAACTTTCCCCTTTTACGGGGCCACAATATCAGGATGACAAATGACCAGTTCCTCACTCCAACCGTAATTCACCCCAAGTGAAAACTCGGCAAGGAAACGAACATTGTTCGACAGGTCAATTTCGGTCATATCCTTTAGGATTACCGTATTCATGTCACTCAATGCATCCATGCCAACATACAGGTTGGACTTCAGGGTGCAAATTATGGTATCGACAGGTAAACCGGGTGCTACAAAAATGGGAATTCCAAGATAATCCCACGGTTTTGCCCCAACGGTGGCAAGGTTGGAATATCCAAGTCCGGTACCAACAAGACCCAATGCCAATTGATATGCGGCACCCACGTTGCGGGATACATAGAGTTGCAGATCGGGTTTGTTGTATATATTCATAGCGCTGACCGCTTCAAAGACATCCTCGAGATATTCAAAGACATTAGCTGAATCAATGACAGCGCCCGGAACTCCAACCACTCCCCCATCGGCGAGTGCCAGGGTGACGATGCCATCGAAACAGTCCGTTCCTCCCGTATCTGCCTGCCACATCAATCTTTCGATGTTTTCACCTACGGACAATAGGATTTCACTGATCACCGCCTCGGCAACGTCAGGGGCAAGAGATTTATTGGTCATTCCCCTTCCCATACGCACAGATGACCAATCACCGAAGAAATCCTTTTTGCAAAGCTGAAGGTTCACTTCAAATTCGCAAACATCCAGAGAGCGTTCGTCAATATTGATCTCCCCGGCTGGGGTGAAATCACAAGTCTTGGCGGCCAGAAGGTCGGTTGATCCAATTCGCCGTATTTTCCAAGAACGGTGTACGTTTTCCTTTACCGTCACCATTCCATCACCGATGGTTTTCGAAGCCAGGAATGCCTGATGGATCAATTCCATTGCCGCTTCGCCAACATACGATGAGGTGAGGTTAAGGTTGGTATCGAATTTAAAAAGTTTCTTTTCCATTTCGATTAATTTTAGATTGTTTATAAACGGTTAATAACTTAACCCTGCCCTTTTTTCCGTTCGGCAATTTTCTCCTTCAGCGTTTTGAACTCGTGGACTTTCGTTTCGGGATTCCTGCGGATCGGATCGGCACCGGGTTTTTTGAACTCGGCACGGAATGTTTCAAGTTTTTCTTCCGTGAATTGTTCCTGAGCCGCCTTGAACTGGGTCATGAATTCATCCAAAAGGGCGGTAACGGCATCAAGGATTTCGTCTTTGTCAATCGCATCCTTTTCCATCTCTTCGGCTTCGGGTTCGGTTATTTCACCTACAACCCCTTCTTCAGCGCATACGAGTATCCGTCCGTCTGCCAGTACATATTCTCCGGTCGGCAATGGAACCATTTCCCCGTCCATTTCGAGAAATGCGGGGGTTCCGGGGGCAAGTTCTTCGCCTTCGTAATTGATCACGACTGCGGTTTCATCGGCTCGGTTGGTTGCTTCTACAGTAGCAAACTTTTCCGGGCCGGATGTCGGTTGAAAGATCGTCTTAATTTTCTCGGCGACCACTTCAGCAAGTTTGTCAAAATCCATTTGGTTAGAATTTTTAATTAATTGATTAGCGAAAACCCCCTCTACACTAAAACCGGTGACCTGTTTATTGACCACCCGTTCCCAAATGTCGGGGTTGTTTACCTTCATCGAAATGATCCAACTACCTTTGGGATAAGAAAACCCATATACGGTGGACTTATCACGTTCCGGGTCTTCCAC